ATACAAAAATTCCCACACCTGTGAACTGTTGCCAGTGCCACCAAGCGTGGGAATTAGTACACCTCGTATATCGCCTATCGGATAGCGTGATAGACTACCGCACAAAGTAACCGATAAACTCGTAGAATTGATTTTTGACCTGCATATCCTCGAAACGTAGTAAGCCATTACGGAAAGCGAAGACGATTCTCTGAACACGTTTGTTTGCCGAGAGGGATTGTATCAAGAGGAGGTTTGCGTCGTGATCCTCTTTCGTGAGACAGTACAGAGCGTACGAGCTCGGGTCGTATTGCCTATTGACGAAGATCAAGCCCTCGTGATAGTCCACCCAGAATCCGTAGTATATGCCGTTGTATTTCATTGCAAGCATAAACTCGGCTTTCTTCGTTTTCGGCTCGATAAACGTATCCGTATCAAGTAGCCACTTGTTTTCAATCGCATAGCGTGAATAACGTGTTCCCTGCACGAGCTGACCGAAGCGTGAACGTTGTTTCATCTCGATAAAATCCGAGTCCGTAAACAGCTCGACGCACACTTGACCGGAGACCGTGAACCGCTTCGACGGATCCGGCTTGATATTCCAGAATAGGAAGTACGGATTTACGATCGTTATACTATTGGCAAGCAGTACGGCTCGGACGTTGTCTCGGGTACGTGCTACGGTTTCATACAGATCGAGAAACACTTCCACTTCTGCTTTCAGATAGGTTATTCTACCCTTATCAATGATAAACTCGTCGAATATGATTTTATTGACGTGTGGGTAGTTGTTGGATTTAAGCTGACGAGAGGTAGATAATGCAACGAAATAAAAAGCTACCTCTCCGTTTACAAGTCCCGTGGATCCTTCGATCGTGAGCTCGTCGTCGGGATAATACTCTCGGACAGCGTCGAAGAATTTACCATTTAAAAGCATTTCGTCAATCTCGGTCTGATAACGTCGCACCCATACTGTCTGACGCTTCGTTTTCTTGTAGTCGTCTATCCCCCAACGAGTCATATGAAACGTTTTACCGCCACCACGATTCGAGAGAACCATATTCATAATTTTATTGTGAGATAGAAGCTGTTGTTTATCGTACCACAAAGCTTTCACACCTTTCGACGTGTCGCAAGTAACATCATAAGAAGCGACATTTTATGAGAACGGACGTTCGAGTCTGAACCACCGCCACCGGTACCGTGAAACGTATCATACCAATTTTGACCGAGGGTCGCTCGTTGGATCTCCACCGATTCCGACTGATCCGCAGGATTCTCGAAGTCGTGAAGAACCTTGTCAGACGCTTCTCTGATAGACGTAGCATTTTTCAGTGTGCTATATACACCGGAATAATTGTTTTTAAGCTCCCAGAGAAGATAGTCAATACCAAGCTGAACGTCACCGATCGAAGCGTATCCGGTCTCCCACATTTCGTAGAGGGCTTTCTTTCTGCTCCAGAACGTCCACTGAGCGAGACCGTATCCACCGCCATTCGGACCGTTATACACGAAGTCGTCCTTGCTGATCGATCCACGATCAACGGCTGAGGTGTATTCTACGGAATAGGAATAGCCGTCTGTAAAGTCACCCTGCACACGGTACGGACATAGACCGGATTCCGCTTGCAAGTTTCCCATAAGACCTGCGACTCCGTATTCGTTTCCGATATCAGCGAGAAGACCGTTCCAGATCTGTTCTGCGTATTCGTGAGCCATTGGATCACCTCATAGCAGGGAGACGAGCTTCTGATATTCAGGAAGATCTTCGATCGCTGAGAGACAGCTTTTTAACGCTTCTTTTACGTCCGGATTTTTCTCTTCCGCTGGAAGCTCGTACACCATAAGACTTTGTCCAGCTCGGATCACGTCAGACTTGAGTCCGTTCAGCTTCATTATCTCTGGGTAACGAGAACCGCTACCCAGATATTTTTCAGCAATTCCCCAGAGGGTGTTGAGGGGTTTTTCTTTTGTGACTGTAATTGTAAAATACTTTGCCACGACTATTCACCGTCCTTTGCGTGCCACGTCCGAAGCTCTGCGAGAACTTCTTTGATCTCTCCCATAACTCCGAGAATCGAGTCGTTGAACTTGTAGTCCTTATAGATAAAATATCCCACGAGAACCACACCGAGACCGTTCGATACAATGAGATTGACAATATTTTCCATAGCTTTTCCTCCTTAATATGGTAATGTAACGGGAATAATAGTAGGTGTCATACCAGTTGTAATATCCCAACCAGTCGAGGGGAAACAGATTAAATCGAAGTGTATTCCGTCTTCTCCCAGTAGGTTTCTTCGTGAGTAGATTGTTCCACCTGTAAACGATTCCGTATAATTTGCGTGAATATGACCACCGAAAACTTGAACTTCTGAAGTACAACTGTCTGTTTGTAGATAATTTTCTGCCGTTTCTTTAACGCTGTTCATTAAGTCTGTAGTGTAATACTCTCCGGTTTCTGAGTTCAGTTCGTGTGCAGCGTGCATAAAAATAACAGGATAACCGGCAGACTCACTAACAACTTTTTGGATAACTTCACTTTCTTGTTCCGCGATATATTCAACGGTTTGGGGTTCCCAATCAATGCCCGTGTCAAGCACACCGAAGTTAACATCAGCAAAAGTTATTTTGTTGTCAATATTTCCCTTTCTAATCGACCCGTAATAATAAACCTTTCCGTATGGAGTTAACATATCGTCTGGGTTAATAGGTGCATCTCGGTTAAGTAAGAGCTTGCACACCTCATCTTCGTTGAGACGTTCGTCCCCTTGATAATTGTAGTCGTGGTTTCCTACAACGTGAATAAAGTTCGGGAACATACTTCTCATCTGACCGTTGATGTAGGAAAGAGCCGAGATTGCTTCGTCTTTCGTATGACCGTCGAGCCAGTCACCGCCACAGACAACAGCGTCGATCGGGAGCGTGTCGCATACAGCTTTGATCTTTGACATTACTTTATGAAAGTTATCGTACCAGTTTCCTGTTTTTGTTACGAGGTGAGGATCGGTAAAATAAAGAATGTTTATGGGATGAATGGTGTTTGCAACGACTTTTGCAAACTGCAAGGCTTCCGGAACGGGTACGTTAACGGTAGCACCGGAACCAGCACTGCTTTCCAATTCTGACAACTTCTTTCCGTACCACTCTACGAGAAGTGAACCAGTGATCAGATTACACCAGGCGTTCTGGAGAAGAACAACGTCGCTCTGCTGAATCTGTCCGGACGCACGCAAGTGGAGAAGACCGTCTCCGGTGTTATACACAAAAGCGTTATGGTTCGGAAGGTCGAGCGTTGCTGTGTTGCCGTCCACGGTGAGATTATCCGTCAAGCTGTCACCGAGAGAAGACCACTCCACCGCTACGGACTGATCGCGGATCACGGAGATTCGGCAAGGGAATTTTACTGTGTATCCGGTGCTGTCACTCTTGAGTGAAAATTCGAGCTTCTGGTTATACCCAAGAAAGCCGACAGACTGATAGCAGAGATCCGAGATCGCTTTGTCATTTCTCTGATCTGCAAGACAACCACCGATAATAGTCTGATAGCGATTCTCGAAAAGCGAGATCTCCGTCGGCTTCAAATTGTACGTAGTGGTAACGTCACGGATCCCGACGGTCTTCGAAACGGTATCGTAATAGAAGCAGGAGTAATTCGGAAGGAAGACTCTGATCTTCTCCTCGCTGTATACTCGGACGTTTTCGAGGTTTGTGTCGGAGCTTGCCACCCACGGAACAGTCTCCACGGTGTCGGATACGACGGACATTTTTCCTTCGATATCAATTCGAATATCGTCTCCGTTGTCGGTGACGCTGAGCGTCGTTCCTTCTCCGAGGTAAGCGTACGAGCTTCCCTTTACTCGGTTTTGCGTCTGGATCAGATACCATTCCATGAGCTTTCCACCGGTGAGCTCGTTCCAAGAATTCTGGATCAAGACGATATCGTCTGCGAGAAGGGAGGAATTTTCACGAAGGGCGAGCGTGTGCTGTTCTCCACTTCGATCCAGAACGAGAGCTGTGTACGAGGGAATTGTAATGAAGGTTCCCTCGGTTGTGTTCTCTTTGTAAGTGGAATCAATACCACTGATAAAGACACCAGTCAAGAAGTATTCACCGGAGATACCACCGATCCGAGCTTTGATCGAGGATCCACTTAAAAAGTGAACCTTCATCGCTCCGTCAAGAGTAGTGCTCTGAGCGAAGCTGAAAAGATCGGTCGACCAGATCATACAGTCGATCTGGTTTACAGCGTCTTTGATCTGCTGTTCGGAAATGGTTTCCGCTTTAATTTCTGCGATCTTCTCGTCCTGTTGTCCGAGGTGATCGCCTGTCTCCTGTCGGAGAGCGTTTTGATCCTCTACGATCTCGTTGATCTTCGCTCCTTGACGACCTGCAAGCTCAAGAGCCGTCAGAGCTTCTTCGTCGTGGATCGAAGCCGGATTCGTAAAGGAAAAGTGTTGATTCAATTTTTCAATCATTTTTCTATCCTCCTTTAATATACTGCGAGAAAGAGTTCGTTCAGATCCTCAATAATCATCATATCGACGTTGAGGAACGTCTTGCGAAGCTCGATCATATCGTGTGCGTAGGTGTTGACACCTTGGTTTCCCTTTTTCGTAAAGGTATGAGAAACGGTTTCGGAGCTTTCCGATTCACTGGAACTCGTGCCGGAAGAACTCGTATTCGCTTCAGAACTGCTGTTCCGGTTCTGATCGTCGAGGGAAGCTTCCGTCAGATAGTCTTCCAGATTCGAGAGGGAGCCTTGAGGGGTATTCGAAAAACGGTGTTTCGAGTCTCCGGTCTCCGTGTTCGTGCTGTCCGCTTTTCCGGTGTTGGTAGAGCTTGCCGATCCGGAACTCTGACCGGAGCGTGTTTCCTCGTAGGTTTCCGTAATATCTACGTTCCCGAACGGATCTTCGATCTCGTTCATAATTTCAACGGATTTATACATTTGCAGGTAGTACGGCATTATCTCTCGGATCTTCGTTTTGAAGTAATGCTTGAACCGTCCGACGGTCTCCTGTCCGATCTGTCGGAAGTAGTAGTGGTCGATCACTTTCTGTTCGAAAGCTTTCTTTTCCTCTCCTTTATAATAAGAGGGGTATTCAAAGTCCCAGATATCAACTCCGTTCTCGATCAGATCTCGAAGCTCAAGAGTCAGCTTCGTCGTGTTGTACATCGGTTCTCGCCACATCGAAAGACACCTCCTTTCGCTTTACGCTGACGTTTAGACCGTACTTCTCGTTGATCTTCTCACAGGCGAGCTGTCGAGACTTGAGTCCCAGATCAGCGAAAGCTTGTGTGATCTCGTTGTTGCTGTTTGCTTCCGAGAGGTTGACTCTCTCTTTCTTATCAACTGCGAGATTATCATAGCCGAGGAACGTCAGAAGCTCATTCTCAACGCTTTTCTTGTAGTCCATAAGGTCGTTACCCATAAACTTTACGTCGGTACGAAGTACCTCCAGAGCGTCGAGGTTCAGACCGCGGTCAGCGTAAACGGTGAGAGCGTTGTCGTGGATCATCTGCATTATTCTCTTAAACGATAGAACGTCCTTATCGTCGCAAGCGATAATAAAGGGAGTCTTAACGTTCTTCACGTTCACGTCCATAGACCTTTCCGCTTCTGTGATCTTATTCACATAAAAATATACAATATCCCGAGTATTGAGTCTCATCGGGTTATTGTCAATAATCACGCAGTCGTCAACGGAATACGTTTTGTGATAGTTTACTCCGGTAGCGATATACTGGAGTGGCTCACCGTAGGGATCCAGACCGACTCCGTCGTGAGCCTGTAAACACATATAGGACATTGACGGATCCTTGAAGAAGATCGCTTTTCCGTGATCGAAAAGATATCTCTCAATATGTTTCGGTTTGATCCACTCGGGGAGACCGTCCCACTCGTAGGACGTGACCGCCAATAAGCGGAATTTTTCGTAAACCGTCCGGAACGTGAGGTCATTGAGTAGATCCGTCAGTGTCGCTCTTTTCTTCGCCATTGTTCCACCTCCTTATCATAGAATAAATGTAGATTCCGGTTGCAAGTCCAATCAGATAGGATCCTGCACCGGTGATTAAAAGCAATTCAAGAATACTTCTCATTCGTTTACAGCTCCGTATTCCATTATCGGGTTTTCAAAGTCACCATACGAACCGATCTCTTGCACGTAGTCTCGATCCCAGAACGTGATCCCTTTATCGTAGATCGCTCCGAGCTTTACTTGAACGTCGGACGGTAGGGAAAGTCCTGTCGGGTTTGCTCCGCAGGTTTTAATATACGACCACTTCTCACGAGTTTTTCTTTGGGGCAGGTGTACCGGAATAATATCGTTGATCTTGTAACCATACATTGAAAGATAGTGGTCGATCCGTTCCGCATATTCTTTCCGGATCGTCTTATTGCCGATAAAGAATGTATGAATACCGTTTGCAGAGTTGATCGACGGAGTGTAGTTTCCTTTTGCCTGAGACGGTAAGACGGACATATCTCTCTTTTGAGCCATAAGTCCCTCGATCCGTTGCTGTTGTCCGATAATAGCACTTGCAGAACCGATACCGGATCCCACAGCTCCGAGAACGTTTCCGGTTGCGAGAGAGGAAACGACACCGACTGCACCGCTTACAGCTGCGAGAGTTTTATTCGTGTTCGCACTGTCAACGGTGAACTGGTGTTGATTCATATTCTGAGCAAGCCAGATCTTATACACATCTTGATTCCAAGCACAATTTGGGAAAGCGGAAAGCGTGAGAGCTTCGTCGTAGTTTGTGACGATATTCTTGTAATCAATAGGGGCGATCTTTAATCCAGCGTCGGGACCGATTGCTCCGAACATTTTCAGAGTGATATTGTTCGTCGCTGTTCCTTTGCTCTTATATTCGTACCGATATTCCGCAGATCCTCCTTCGAAGTTTGTTACGTGCAAGAATGAAAAAGGATATGTAAACATTTTATTGTTTTTCGGCACGTAGCCGTCCAGATCATACGGCTTGTAAATCGGTGTGCATAGAACCGACTTACAGCCACGGACAGGGTGAAAAACGATATCGGTATTCTCGAAGCTGTCTCCGGCATAAAGCTCGATAAAGTCTTGAGGGTACATCCACATACCGATCACTCCGTCGGCTTTTGCTCCCATATTATTTATATAGGTAGAAATTGATACCGCACTGTTAGAATCCAAAGCCACCGCCCAGACACCGAATCCACAGTAAACGTTATTGAATACCGAGTCCGAGTCTTCAAGGTTTGGGAACTCGGGGTTATACGTACTCATTACGAGAACCGCCATATTACTAAAGCTCTGGATCCGAAAATCAGCGTTACCGGTTTTTGAATACGTAACGTACTCCCCAAGCTCCAGTCCCTCGTCAACGGTATTGCTTCCGAACGTGTCGTCGTCAACGTGAGCACGTTCCACAAAGGTTTCGTTCAGATCGTGGTCGAAATAGTACGATTGTAGGACGTCCATTTCAAGAAATACTTCGACCGTGTTATCGTTGACGTATTCCACCTTTCGAACGAAATAGTAATACGTCTTACCGTCTCCGGTGGGAGTGGGATTCTTAAAATAACAATAGTCCCAGTTCAGAGCCGTTTCCATTGTCGTTTGTAGCTTGATCGACCAATCTTTCCGGAGATAAGTATAAGCGGGAAAGGTACGGTGTACCCTCCCCGCAAAGAAGCTTTCTTGATCGGACACACTCTTAAAGAAATACGTATGTTCATAATTCGGTGACAGTCTCACCGCTTTACACATATATATTACGCTTGCAGGTGTCCCCATTGTTTTACACTCCTTTAGGCAGAAGCCTTTTTGAATCTGACTGCGTTCTTAAAAGTAGAAGCAGACAAGATCTGGTGATGGTGATAGAAGTAGTTGGTAAAGAGTCCCTGTGCGTTTCTCTGAGTCTCCATATGCAGGAGAGTATCGAAGATCCGGAACCAGTCTTTATCAACAAGAAGACCGTAGGTGTCTCCCAGAGATCCGAAGTCGTCCATACTGATAATAGTAGGAACCACTTTCAGATCCGTTTCGGACTGGTGGAAAGCCGTTGCGAGCTGTTCCACGTCAACCTCCACGAGAACGTCCTTATTCACGAGAAGAACAAGCTCAGAGGGAGAAGACCAAGTCTTCACACCTGCGACGTTGTACTCGGTGGACGCAAAGGAGAGATCCTGCACAGCCTTTCGAAGAGTCTTGATGAACTCTTTCGCCCAGTCCTTTTTCGCAGAAGCTTTCGACATATCGGACACTTCATAGTCGAAGTAGCCGGAACCGTTCTTCTCTGCGTTCTGGTAGGTGGCGAGAACGTTCTTCATTGCGCACCATTCGTCGTACTGATCCGCACTGTAAACGGAATTGATAATGCCTTTCATAAAGGTATCAAGAGTGGATTCGGAACGGAATACTCGAATGAAGTCAATATCACCGAGGGAAATAGCGTAGTAGTCCTGTCTATTCTGACGGTGATAGATCACTTTTACGTCGGGGTTGTCACGTCTGCCGAGAGGGTTTGTGCCGTCCTTGTCGTAGGATCCCTCAGCTTTCGCCATTTCGATAAAGATTTCCTCCACGTCGTGGGGAGAAGTGACAGCTCCGGACTTAAAGCGAGCGAGCTTGTTTTCGAACATCTTCTGATTGAGAATCGTTCTTCCGATCTTATTGATCAGAGCTTCACAGAACTCGTTATACAAAACGGTGTAGGTCTGGAAAGCCTGTCCGATTGTTGCGATATTGGTTTGAGTTGCTTCGGGGATTCGGTTCTGGTATTCCTCGGAAGCGTTCAGACGGATATTGTTAAGAATATCAACGGAATATGCCATTTTGTTTTACCTCCTAAAATTTAAGTGTTTTTGCAAAATCCTCACAGCTCGGAACTTCCGGCTCTTCTTCGTCCTTTTGTTTTTCCGTGTTCTCCTGGGCTATGAGTTTATTGAAATATTTCTGATTAAGCGTGCGTAGGTTTTCGTTGTCTCGGGTTAAAGAATCGTTATTCTCGGATAACGTGTCCCGTTCCGTTTGCAGGTCTCCGAGTTGAGCTTCAAGCTCCAAGATACGCTCCTGCGCACTTTCCAGAGTGTCATACGGCACGTTTTACACCTCCTTTATATAAATCTACCAAATATTTCTATATTAGTATAGCATTTTTGTTGAAACTGTCAACGAACATTTTTTGAGAAATTTCAAAAAACGTGTTGACAAAATAAAATGGTGGTGATAGAATAGTAGAGGATCAAGTGATCCGAATTTTCAAATTTTAGGAGGTTGCCACCAAATGAAGTACACAGACGAACAGATCCGAGGTCATATCGAGGACTGGATCATTACAACAAACTGCTGCGAAGTCCGATATCTGATCCATTACTGTTTAGGGTTCTACGGATACCTAACCAAACAGATTATGAGGGTAATCGAGCAGATGGTAAAAGAAAACAAACTTACATGGACACGTTCGGAGGGTTAAGTTAAAATGCAAGACTTTTATTTTACTTATGGACTTGAAGGACAGCCGTTCAAAGGTGGTTGGACGATCGTCGAAGCTCCCGATCGTGAATCGGCTGTAAAGGTCTTCCGGATCTTTCACCCAGATCGTTATGAGGGAATCGTAAACTGTGCGGATATCTACACCGAAGAACAATTCCAAAGAACCTCAATGGCTTTGACCGATAACTACGGAGAACGGTTGCAAGAGACGATCTGTCTCAACCGACTCGTGTGGGGTGTGGAAAACTCTGTGAATAGTGGGGAGAACGAAGCCGAACAAATTCCGATGTTTTAAATCGAAACGCTTCTTCGGAAGCGTCTGTCGGGACTGACCGTCCGGCACTGATGAGATAGGTCAAAAATTATTTTAGGAGGTTGCCGTTATGACTGCAACAAGAGACATTAAGCCCGAAACCACTACCACGAGAAAGTCCCTCAAGGACAGAGCGAAAGAGTTTTCCGTTCAGCTCCCCTTTATGGAGGGTAGAGAAAAGGGAGATCCTAAGACACTTCTCGGTCTGATCTCCACGATCGCTGACTATGGTTTCTTGAAAGGAGACGATTCCAGAGACTATGTTGTGTTTATCACAAAAGAGTTCTCCGACAAGTTCTTCTTCGGAGGAACCGTTCTCACCGATCAGCTTCAGCAACTGGAAGCCGAGGGATATCACGAAACGATCGTCGAAGAGGGTCTCCCTTTCCTTATGACCGAGAAGAAGTCCAAGAACAACAGAAGCTACGTCAACGTAGAATTCTATCCCGAAGATTAAGAGGTGACACCGTGAGCGACGAAGTGAAAAAGTCTCGTCGTGGTGTGTACTATGATCTGGAAGTATCCCCATACGAGTATGTATCTCCGTATGGGGATATTTTCAAGTTCAGATCCAAGAAGAAGCTTGAAGTATATACCCGAGACGTGGCGAGCGAGATCCAGAGGGTGGAGAAGCTTATGAGCCGGAACGATCTTAGCTCTCTCTTGCCTACTGAGATCTTACAACTATTATATAAGACTGTATATCGTTCCTTTTATAGAAAAATAGAGGGTTAGGAGTATGCCGAAGAAAGATCTAAAAACAAGAGCCACCTCCGGACGGTGGAAAGGTGGCAAGAGAAAAGAATATACCTACGAGGGGACACAGTACACCGGAGGACGTGTCAAGGGACGAAAGAATCTCGTAAAAACGGAATCCGGAACGCTGCTAAACCAACACGGAATTGAGTTCACGCTTGACGAGAGAAAAGCACTGGAGAAAGCCGTCAACCGTTCGAACCGGATCCGAAAGAAAATGTTAGAAGAAGAAGCGAAGCTCCCACGCTTGCAAGGTGGAAAAGACACCGGAGACACCGTGCGGAGCTTACAGCTTATGGGAAAAGAGTCAGACTTTATTATATCACGTCAGAGTAAATCTTTACAGCGTTTTAAATCTCGAAAAGATTATGAAGAATTTATGCAAAAACAAGAGAGGATCGCTTCGGGGGAACACTTAGCAGAAGCAACGAAGCTCTATAAACGGAATCATATGAAAGCTCTTGAGAACGTCTTCGGAGACGAAGCAAAGGACGTTATTATGAAAATCCGTATGATGAAGCCGGAGAAGTACAGAGCTCTCTTGCAGTCTGACGAGGATCTGGAAGTGTCCTTCGTGTACGATCCTGCGGAAGCTCACGCACGATTAAACCGGATCCGGCAGGCTCTCGGAATGAATACAAAGGAAGACTATATCAACGAAGAAATGTAGGTGCCTAAATGGCAATTAAAAACGCAAAGTACGTCGCAGATTTTGAAACGACCACCGATCCGAACGACGTTCGAGTGTGGGCAGGCTGTCTCGTCAATATTGCGACGAATAAAACGGATTATATCGGCACTGACATAGACACTCTTTTCCGCTTCCTTTCCGGAAAGAACACGGTAGTATATTACCATAACTTGAAATTTGACGGAGAGTTCCTTCTTTCCTATCTCTTGAACCACGGTTATAAATACTCGGAGATCCCGAACGACCGAACCTTTTCAACGCTGATTACCGACGACGGTATCTTCTATTCTATAACGGTGATCTTCGAAAAGGTTGGCAACAAGAAGTATAAAAAAGTGACGTTCTACGACTCTCTGAAAAAACTTCCGTTTAAAGTGTCTGTGATCTCAAAGGCTTTCGAGCTGAAAGACAAAAAGCTCGTGATCGACTACGACGCTCCACGTCCAATAGGTCACGAGCTGACGCAGGAAGAAAGAGACTATATCGAGAATGACTGCAAGATCGTAGCACAAGCTCTTAATATCCAGTTTGGAAAAGGTCTTACAAAAATGACAAATGCTTCCGACGCTCTCAACTGGTATAAAACGACGATCGGAAAGAATCGCTTCGAGCAGTGGTTTCCGGTGCTTCCGGTGGAGCTTGATCTTGATATCCGGAGAGCCTATAAGGGAGGATTTACGTATCTGACAGCACGTTTCCGTAATAAACACGTTCTCGGAGGAATCACGCTTGATGTAAACTCCCTCTATCCGTGGGCAATGTATAACTGTCTCTTACCGTATGGATATCCAATGTTTTTCGAGGGAAAGCCGAAGCACGACGAACGCTTCCCACTGTTCATTGTTCATTTTAAAGCGTGTTTTAAGATCAAGAAAAACCATATACCGTGTGTTCAGGTCAAGAATAACCGACGCTTCGTGGAGACGGAATATCTCACGGAAAGCCGTGTCAAGATCGGGAGACATTGGAACGACGAACCGGTAGAAATGTATATGACAAGCGTTGACTATCAGCTCTTTCTCGATCACTATGACGTGTGGGACGAAGAATATATCAACGGTTGGAAGTTCAAAGGTGCTCACGGTATGTTCAAAGATTATATCGACTATTGGAGTCATATCAAAGAGACCTCGACAGGAGCCCTCCGTCAGCTTGCAAAACTGATGTTAAACAGTCTATACGGAAAGTTTGCGACGAATCCGAAGACAAGGAAGAAGATCCCGAAGCTCGACGAGGACGGAGTCGTCCGATACGAGTACGGAGATCCGGAGCTACGAGATCCTGTCTACACGGCTATGGGTTGTTTCATTACAGCCTACGCACGAGAGAAGACGATCCGATCAGCTCAGAGCGTGTACCACCGTTTTATATATGCCGATACGGACTCGTTGCACCTTGTCGGAGATCAGATCCCCGAGGGACTGGAAGTTCACCCGACGAAGCTCGGAGCGTGGAAGCACGAGGGAACGTTCTGTGATTCGTACTATATCAGAGCGAAAACGTATATGGAAACTATGATCGAGACGAAGAAAGACACGCTCAAAAATTACTGTAAACTGTTAGAAAATTGTTTCGTGTCTGATATCTACCGAGAGCCGGACGGAATCCACTACAAGGAGACGAAAGTCACTTGTGCCGGTATGCCGGACAACGTAAAAGAAAGCGTCACGTATGAGAATTTCAAGTCCGGTTCCACGTTCGACGGAAAGCTTATGCCGAGACGATACAAAGGTGGTATCGTTCTCACCGAAACAACGTTTACGATAAAATGAGATATTGACAGTTTACGAGCTATCGTGATATAATATCGACAGTTATGACACGTAACTTAATACCGGAGACGACGATCACGAGGCTACACGGAGACGTGCGTGATCTCGGGCGGGTTGGCAACCTTCTGCGAGTAACTTACGTCGTCATATCTTAAACAAGGAGACTCACATCGATATGCCGTTTCGCACGGTAACTGTGTGGGTCTTTTTGCGTCTTGACAATAATAACATTATCTGGTAAAATAGTCGTGCAGTTAAGTGGCGTGCTTTGGCAAGCATACCGAAAGACACCGTAACACATTCCGTGGTACGGTGTTTTTGCGTTTGTGCAATATGCACAAAAAGTAGCAGCGGATCACGTTCTGATGAGCTACGAGTCATTGTGTAAAGTGTACAGTACGAAGTCCGATAGGCGATATACGAGGTGTACTAATTCCCACGCTTGGTGGCATAGGCAATATGTCTCAGGTGTGGGAATTTTTGTATGGTGCGAGGG